AGGCGTATTGGTAGGTATACCCGAATACGGGAGCCTGCGTCTCTTGGGCCAGCTCGGCCCGGCGGATCAGGCAATTCCAAGGATGTGAACGGAACACAGCATCACGGGCAGATCCATAGCGCTGGTTGACCAGGCGCCCTGCCTTGCTGTTTTCATCAAAGCTAGAAATGTTCGAGCCACCGATCATGTTGAGCGCGTAGTTCGCAATATCAACTGTACTTGTCATCGGATCGCCCCTTGTGGTGGTAAGGGGGCAGTTGCCCGCCCCCTTAGTTTTTTTAGTCCAGAGCGTACATGATGGTCAGTTCGATGGTGCCGGTGCCGGCAGCCCCGCCCATCGTCGCGGTGACGGTCATGCCGTTGGCATTCGCGTCAACCACCGAACCCGAACCCAAAGCCAAGGTTGCCAGGACAGCGGTCTTGGCAGCCGAAGAGGTCGAGGTTGCAGCCAGGTAACCAGCAGCAGCAGCCGACACAGCAGCGCCAGCAGAGCTGGTGTGAGCTGCATAGCCAACCGACACAGTGGTCGAGGAGCCGAGAGCATCATTTGCCAAGAAGCCGGAGATGAGACGAGCGTTGTCCGGCAGGACAAACATCTCAATCACATCGCCCGAAGCCAGCGAGGAAGCCTCATAAGTCCCGTGCGCGATACGAACACGGCCACCAAGTTCGTTGGCCTGGTTCTTAACGGTCGGGTTTGCACGAGTGTTCGTGCGTTGCGCAGAATAAACAGTAGCCATTGCTCTTCTCCTTATTCAGTGCAGAGGACTTCAACGACCTTCTTCTCTTCCATGCGGGTGGCGCCAAGCGTCATCGCATAGTAGATTTGGGTCGCATACGACTTGTCAGCACGCTCATCAATGCGTGCGGTCGGCTCACGGCCAACTGCCAGCTTGATGCCGTCCATCGCAAAAGCGATGACACGGCGAGCAGCCGAACCATCAACACCAAGGCGGTTGGTGACGATGAAGTTGAAGCCAACAAAGCTGTTGATTTCGCCCATCGCCAGAGCCTTGACGGTGTTGAAGTCCGACGAGGTAACCGTGGTGCTGTTCAGCAGGTTCGTGATCTGCTTCGGCGAGACCGCGATGTAGCGCGGGATCGACGGATCAACGTCACCAGCGTCAAGGATTTCCTTGGCCTGGATCAGTTTCGCCAGCGTCAAGCCAGTGGCGCCAGCGGCGATCTGGTTGGTTGCAGTGGCGAACGAGGTCGAGGTGCCGCCGTCCTTGCCGGTCAACGCGGTGCCAAGAGCAGCCGAGATGATCACGTCGTCCATCGCACGACCCATAGCTGCAGCAGCAGCACGCGAGTAGGTCGAGGTCGGATCGACAAGCAGGCGAACCTTGTCCTGGTCGTCAATCAGGTCGGCATATTCGAAGTCCGACATGGTGACCATACGACGCGAGTGCGGCGTATCAATCAGGGGGGTGTCCGCATGACGCGACGTGCGCAGGACAGCAGCAGCGCTACCGACCTGGTCGAAGAAGGCTTTTTCGCCGTTCACAGTTTCCACGTCTACCGCATTGCGCAGCAGCGAACCCATCTGCTGCGAGAGCATCTGGACGTTCGAGGAAAACTGATTGACGAATGCCGTAGTGATTTGAGTAGACATCTGTCTTCACTCCAACAAAGGTTTCAGGGTGCTACGCTCGATTGTCCCATGCGGGGTCGGGCTTACTGCTTGGGCAGTCAATCCGCCTGTCTCACAAGCTTGGTGCGCGGGTCCGAAGATTGTCCGCTGCATCACATGTACTCTCTAAGGCGAAGAGCCTCATCGACATACGCACGATGCTCAGGGTGCAATTTATCCCAATATGGGGTTCCCTGTCTAGTAATCTCAGAGATCTTGCTCTGAGCTTCTGTCGGGGTCATCACAAGCTCGCTTGCTTCGCCCAACAATTTGTCCTCGCCGATCTCTCGCGCAAGGTTTGCAAACATCTTCACGATCGCCGGATGATCGCCCAACAGCCGGCCATCAGCCAGCTCGACCGTATCAAGCAGCTCAGTGTTGCCCAAGAACGTGACAGCCGCTTTGTGCGCAAGCTGCACCTGCTGGTCAAACGCCTGGCCCCACTCGCGGCGCAGCTCCTGCTCGCCCTCATAGCGCACAGACTCGGAGTTCTTTTCAAGGTCAGCACGCGATTGAGTGACCGCACTTTCCAAGAACTGAGCAATCCGCCCAGCCTGCTTGCCGTTCAGACCAGCCTCAAAGGCCGCAGCACGAAACGCATCAAGCTCAGCGTCACGCATCACGTCTTTGCCAAGCTTGATCTCGTACCCCTTCGGATCCTCAGGCGCACCCAACCGCTTGTAAACCTGGCGCCACTCATCATCCGTGGCCGACTTGCCAGGCAACGGAATCTTGTCCGCGCCGATCATCCGCTGCGCATGTACATAGCTCTTGGCCAGCGAAACAGGGTCAGTAAAATTGCGCAGGCTCGGCTCAGCCCGCAAATCATCTGGCAGGCTGTCAAAGAACCCGACAGGTGCAGCCGGAGCTGCGGTCGCGACTTCTTGAGATCCAGCGCCCTGGGTTGTCTCTTCGCTCATGTGTTTTCCCTAATCCCACCTTCGGAGAGCATCCTGACGACCAAAAGCACAGCATCACGCTGCCCCTCCTTGAAGGCGGAATAGTGAGGATCGCCAGGAACAAACGTGCTGGCCTCAAACGCAAACCGCGACTTGAGGTCAGCTAATACCTTCTGGCCGTCTTCGGTGTTAAAGGTCCGACGATACGCCAGCTTCATCTCTTCAATCTGTTTCATACCATGCCCTCAGGCAAGCCGCCCACAGCCTTAACGAGCGGCGCCACGTTCTTGGCCTGCTCGCTCTGCATCATCGCCTGCTGCATCTGCGCCTGCTGTTGCTGCGCCTGCTGAGCCTGCCGGCGAATACGGGCAACCTCTTCATCCGATCGGATAACCCGCGCAGGAATGCCCGTCACCTCGACCAGATACTGCACCAGCTTGTCAGAATCCAAGTAATCCATCACAGGCGCAATCTCGGCCACCTGCATCATTACCTCAAACCCGCGCAGCATTGACTGCAGATCCGTCAGCTTCTGAGCCTTCGCCAGCGGCGACACATACTCAATGTCGATGTCCTGACCTTGTAGCTCCTCAGGGGCGGGAGGGAGAAGACCGGCCCTGAGGAGCAGTGCAAAGGAGCGAGAGATCAGAGGCTGCAGCAGCTCCGATTGCAAACGGCCCAGAACCGGCCCAAGCAACCGCATCTTCTCTTCATTCCGTTGCAACACCTCGGTCGCCGTCATCGCAGAACCCTGCGCCAACAGCAACTGATCCACATAAAACGCCTGGCGAATAGCCATCCGGCGCTGCTCTTCCATGTTCAAACCAAGCGGATTGTTCGCGCCAATCTGCAAAGGCTCAATCCGATCGCGCGTGCCGGCCCGGTAGAAGTTCAAAGATCCAGGCGTCGTGCGAACAGGCAGTATAAACCCATCATCCGGCGCCATCAGCGGCGGATCCACCTGCTTCTGAGCCGCACGGATCGTCGTCTCCGACATCTTGTTCAGCATCTTCACGTCCGGCAGCGCCGTCATGGCGGGCGATCGGCCATACGTCGAAACCGAATCCTTCACAAATCGAGGGACCATGAACGGGAATTCGTCAAACCCGCTCTCAGACAACAGAGCCTTGGTCGCCTTGTGATAATAAACCGACGCAACCGGCTTGTTCTTCGCCGCCTTGCCCTTCGTCTCACCACGCGGATAAACTACATGGACAATCTCATGCTCTTTGTACGGCTCGTTCTTCACGTCATTCAGCACGCCAGTGGGCAACTTGTCCCCAAACTGCTGCGCCATAGCCCGAGCCGTCATCTTGAACTTGCGATACACCGTGTCAACGACACCGCGCGAGTCCTCAGAAATGCAAATCTCGGCAATGTGCCGAGTTGCAAACCGCAAATTATCTTCATCGATGTCTAGGTAAATGGCACCCGTGCCAAACACCACCAAGTCATAGTACAGCTCATGCACTTCCTGCTGGAAGTTCGACCGATGAAACGCCTGGTACATCTGGTCGATGCACACCTCCAACCACTCATTCGCCGCGTCATTGCGCTGCAAACCAGTGTTGCGATACCGCAGGGAAAACCACGGCGTACTCGGGCTGGTCATCATCCCATGCAACGAAGCAGACAACAGCTCAACCGCGTGAATGGCCGTGCCGTCAAAAATCAACTCAGTGCGCTTGTCACCCTGAGTACGCTTCTTCGTAATGTCAGCCTTGCGCGGCAACATGTAATCCGCAAGCTCTTGCCAGTGCTTCTCCCAATTCGACCGGGAATTCGACAAGTCCTGATAACGACGATCAAGCTTCGCAACCAGCGGATCAACCTGCATCACATGCCCCCATAGCTCGACATCAAAGACCGACGCGCACGATCTTCCTTCGTCTTCTTCTTAACCGCACCACCCTCAGTGCGGCCAGCCATCTTCTGCTCCAAACGCTCCAGAGGATCCACGTCAATAGACGCCGACATGCCCTTGGCAACCTGGTTCGACTTGCGCCCCATCATGCCAGCAATCATCTTGCCATTCATCATTGGATCAAGCCCCCGCCCATCAGCGATCGGCGACGACGCAGCAAGCCCATCGGCTCTTCTGCAGCCAACAAACCCTGCGCACTCGTCAAAATCGTGGACGCCTGGCCCCCCTGAACACTCTGAATCGCAGCGTCCTCAACAGGACCAGTGGAAGTCATGTCACTCGGATTGACCGGCTTTGGCGGCTTTGGCGGCTTTGGCGGCTCTACAGGCTCTACAGGCTCTACAGGCTTCTCAGGATCTACAGGCTTCTTAGGATCTACAGGCGTTGCCGGACCATCCCTGTCACGACCGCCACGATCCCGATCGCGATCGCGATCTCCGACAGCCGTAACCGCAGAAGAACTGGAATTGCCAAACGGAAGTCCAAGCGAGCCGGTCGATGGGCCAGAAAGCAAGGAGCCAAGGTTGCCGCTATTAGCGCCAGGACCAGTTCCTTGACCGCCACCACCGCCACCACCGCCAAACCCCAACGCACGACCAATATCGCGCATCACATCCCCAAAGCTTTTCACCATCTCATCACCTCATGCCGCAAACGGATCGTAATCCATCTCCGCCTGCCGTTGTGGGGCCTTCAACATAGGCCCAGCCTCTCTATACCCAACCGCAAAGTACCGAAACGCATCAGACGCATGACTCGTCCAATCATGCACAGGATTCGCCCGAAAACTCCGCGTCCGCTCATTGTACGCACGATGATACGACCGCAATGCCTCCAAACCAACATTACACCGATCCCGGTCAAACCACAAACGCGGGATCAACATCTGAGCCGCATGAATGCCATCCTCAATCGGTAACCTAGGCACAACCCGAAAGTTCAAACCCAAGTCCCAAGCAACCTCACGCCGACTCTTCCCGCTTCCCAACTCCCGAACCTCTATATCATGCGGCGCATTATGTGTCCCGTACAAATATCCCCGCTTGTTCAACACCTCACAATAATGCGGCAAGCCCTCGTTCCGAGCCTCATAGAAATCAATCACATGTACCGCACGACCAACCGTCTGCGTAAACCAAATCGCCGTGCTATCCCCAACCCCCAAATCCCACCACGTATCAACCCTATGCGCAGGATCATACGGAACCTTGCAAATCCGACCACCAGCCTGCGCAGCCTCCAACTCCTTCCCATAAATCGAACCAGGAATGTTCGCATTCCAACTGCACTCAAACTCCTGCTGGTACTGGTCATCCGTCATCGTCTGCTGCGCAGCCGTCAATTCCTCCTCATCCAAGATACCCGTCTCGCTGGCCTTGTTCACAACACACAGCCAATCGTCATTGCCGCTGGCCTGCTCATACAAATCGTAAAAAGCATTGTGACCCTTCGGCGTGCCAACAAACACAGCCCAACCCTTTCGATCCGACAAAGCAGGACGAATAACCTCAGGGAAAACATTCTCAGGCATCTGCGCAACCTCGTCCATCACGCAGCCGTCCAAGTAAATGCCTCTTAGGCTGTCGGGGTTCTCAGCACCGAGCAAGCTAATCCGACCACCCGTCGGCAAGTCACACCGTAATTCCGTCTCGTGAAACTTCACACCAGGAATCGCACCAGCAAACTGCTTCAAATAATCCCACGCCACGTTCTTCGCCTGCCTGTAGGTGGGCGCCATGTACGCATACCGAGGATTCGACTTCTGCGACATGATCGCATCACGCAAAATGTGATTGATCGCCCAAACCGTCTTGCCAAATCGGCGGTGACACACAACCACACCCCACCGCTTGGCATCCATCTGCGCGTGCAACTCACGCTGCAATGGCCGAGGGGCATACGGAATCACGACGTTCTGGATCTTGGAAGACATGGCAGCCTCAGTGTGTGGATGTTTCGTAGACCCGTCATATCGCCCTATAGATCGGCGGGTCGTCTGGCGGGGGGTGGGGGGTCGGGGCCGTGAATTCTAGCGGTCCCGACCGGGTAGGCCATTGATATTGCTGCGGAAAATCACGGGGGGTATGCTTTGCAGCCAGCACATCCCCGACAGCCAAGCCATTCATAACGCCAAGCTGTCGGGGTGTCGCATCGGATAATCCGCCCATCGCTAACCCATTGATAACGCTGCATTCCATTATCCGATAAGACACATTATGTAATATGCCAGAGCAGCCGCACCACCCGCGCGTAATTCGGCAGGCAGCGCGTCTGATATATAGGTCATTCACCTGCCTTCGCATCAACCGCGTGATCTCCTCCCGCCCAACTGATGGTGATCGACTGCTGCGCAGGAGCATCTTCTTTGCGGTCTCTGATGCCATGCGGTTGGCTGCGTGCCAGTGTCCATCGCAGCGTTTCGATCTCCAGCTTGCGTCGCTGGATCTCTGCGCCAAGCCAGCGTCCATCGCATGGCGTTCCGTCTGCGTGTGTCTTTGGCAGCTCGGCCATTGCGAGTTTGTTGATGCGATCGCTGTGCCACTCGGCTTGCATGATGCGGCCTTGGCGGTAGATCTCGAACATCTGCTCATCGCGTGCGACGGCTGATGTGATGGCGCGATAGGATGGCATGTGTGGATCGTCCACGATGTGCAGGAGGTTTTCGCCCATTGCCATGCGTTCAGCGACTTCGGTCATGATGGCCTTTGTGACTTTGACCACATGGCCTTTATTGTTTCCGCCCATTTCGTCCTCCTTGGGGTTTGGTGGATGGTACATCAATCTGCCCATCGGTCCAAGTGTTTGGTGTGACTTCGCCCAGGGTCATCATTTGGATGTGTACTTGATGCTCAGGTTCTGGGTTCAGGTAGGATTGGTGGTCTGGATGCAGGCACCATCTGGTGACCAGGCCGGTGGTTGGATGTCCTAGTCGCTGTGCCATGTCTTGGTATGTGAGGTTCTTGGCTTTGCGCCAAGCTTCGAGCTTGTTCATGTTTTGAGATCCACTGTGTTGAGGATTTGCCTGATGAAGTTCAGGCAGGCTGTTGCTGGCAGTTTGCCGATCGGTGTTCCGTGTTGCCAGACGTAGACGCCGTCTGGCCTTGTGGTGAGGATGACGGCTGTATCTGTGGTGATGATTGCCTCGTGGTCAGAAAGGTAAGTCATCTTCCAGCTCCATGTCTCTGATGGCTGTGACCTCTGCGCCTGGGAATGCTGCCTTGGCTGCGTCGATCATTTCTTTGGCGAGGCTACGTCGGTACATGGTCAGCGCTAGGACCATTTCGCGCTCGGTGATCAGCTCAAGCTTTGGATACGCCTCCTGCGCTCTCTGCCAGGCCCTAGGATCGCGCATCAGGCCGAAGGTATACCCATCTGCCTCAACAACCCACACCTGCGCTGTAGGAGGCTCTCCGTGAGCCTGCGAGGCTATCTGATCCATAGCCTGCATCCCTCTCACGCAAACCGATGCTCTGGTCGCCACCTCATTTGGATCTTGCGCATCGATCGCAGCGTTGAGCTTGGCCATTGCTGAGCCGTACTTTGCCGCCACGTCTGCCGGCACCAGCTCAACGAGCCGATCGATGCCCCACTTGTGGTCCATGTCACTTGCCATGCGATCAAACGGTGCG